ACGAGATCGAGGTGTTTGGGGTAGCCCAAAAGCTCCTAGAAAAGCACGAGTATGGCGTGGTGCTAGACATTGGAGCCAATTTGGGAACCTTTTCCATTCCCTTGGCTAGAGCCAACTCCAGACTAACCTTCCATGCCTTTGAACCACAGCGAATCGTTTACTACCAACTCTGTGCCAATACCTTTATCAACGGCTTAGACAACCTACACTGCCATAACTTTGGGCTATCCAACAAAGCAAAACGGTTTGAGATCGTTGTGCCTGACTACGCTACCGAGTCCAACATCGGGGCTTTTAGTATTGATAAAGAGGTGCGTGAGAACGATTACGAGTGCAAGACCGAAGGTGCTACCGAACCTATGGTGGTATTCCCACTAGATGATGGTCGGCATCAAGCGGTAAGGCTAATCAAGATTGATGTAGAAGGCCATGAGCTGGAGGTCATCAAGGGCGGGATTGATACCATTAAAGGGAACAACTACCCGCCCATCATTTTTGAAGCCTGGAACTGGAAGCCGTGGTTTGAGCCTAAGCGCAAAGAGCTATTTGATTTTCTTAAAGATATGGGCTATGAAATTACCGAAGGTGGTAACAATAATCTTGCCCAGCACCCAGACTTTGGAGAGATGCTTGCTTAAATGGAGCGGAACAATCTTGTGCCTTATTGGTATTGGACTCACAAGTCTAAATATCTATCCTGCCAACATCCTGTTCGGCTTGATTGGTAGCGGGCTATGGACATATGCCGGATGGAAACAGAATGATGTGCCATTGTTTTTGGTGGAATTAGTGGCAACGTGCATGTATTTCTTTGGCACATATTTATACATTTACAACAAACTATAAGGGAATACCATGATTGATTACGCTGATGCAATCCTTAAACTTAAAATAGGTGAAAGAAAGTTGCATAATCTATTGCTTAGTCGTAAACTAGATAAAAATACGCTTGATGTAATTGACGACTGTATTGTTGAATTAATAAGAATCAAGCAGTGGATAAAGGAAAACAGTGAAGATTACAAATAAATTTGATTTACCTCAGACATTTGTTAATGTCGTAGAGCGGCCAACCTACACAAAAGGTAAGGCGCATCTATCAGTGACTGAGCTGCTTGGTAGCCCGCGCATTACGCAGCTACGGGCTAAGTACGAAGATCAGATTGAGGTAGACGTATCCGATATGGTGTGGTCAATCTTTGGGTCTGCTATTCACCATATCTTGGAACAGGGTCAAGACGCTAATCACGTCGTAGAACAACGCATTCATGCTGAGATGGATGGCTGGCGCTTATCAGGGGCGATTGATCTACAGATCCTACATAAAGATGGCATTGAGATTAACGATTACAAAACCGTAGGCGCTTGGGGAGTGATGAATGAAAAGATTGAATGGGAGCAACAGCTTAATTGCTACGCTTGGTTGGTTGAAACGGTTAAGCAAATCCCTGTTACGAAACTTGGGATCGTGGCTATTGTCAGGGATTGGAATCGTCGTGACGCTGAAACCCGCCATGGCTATCCGAAAGCGCCTGTGGTGCGGATTGACATTCCTTTATGGGGTATGGACGGACGTGAAGCATACATCCGTGAGCGCGTTCACGCCCATTCCGAAGCCCTATTCGCAGCGGAGACTAATCAGGAAATACCGCCCTGTACAGCTGCCGAATGTTGGGAGAAAGAACCAGTATACGCAGTCAAAAAGGATGGAGCATCCCGCGCCAAATCGTTGCACAGTACACGAGAAGAAGCCGATAGCGCTATAGAGAAATTAGGTAAGGGCTATACCGTTGAGTTCCGCCCAGGCGAGCGGGTGCGGTGTGCAAACTACTGCCCAGTTAGTCAATGGTGCGACCAATATAAGGAGTATCTGAATGGCTCTTGATTGGACTGGATACTTCATACCGTTTGAAAAGGATAGTTCTATACCAAGCACGGATGAGATTAATTGGTATAACGAAGAAATGCGGGAGCCGTTTGCCCATGTGGTTGAGGCAATCCGCAAGCACAGTTATGTGCGGGAACCATTGCAAAAGTGGCAGATTAATCAGATTGTAAAGAATAACGATTTTGATAATTTTTATGATTTTGTGAAGTTAATTGAGAAGGCACATGGCATTGTAGAAAGGAATGAAGATGCTAATTAGAGTCAGAATAATTAAAGAGAACCCAGACGGATCAGCGGACGCACAAGTCACACTGGACAAAGATGGCATGCAGTTTTTGTTACAAGAAGGTCTTACAGCGGTTTTGTGGAAAGCAATTGAAATGGAGAAAAAGAATGTCAGCAAATCAGCATCAAGTCGGCGGAAGCCACTACGCACTAAAAGCGATTCAGCCGTGGGATTACATAGTGGGAAACAACCTGGGGTATCTAGAAGGAAACGTAGTTAAGTATGTGTCTCGATGGAGAGACAAGGGTGGGGTAGATGATCTGCGTAAGGCGGCGCACTATCTTGAGAAGTTGATTGAAATTGAATTAAACAAGGAAAAATAATGAGCGTATACGGAAAATTACAAAAGGCTAGGATCATGCTGCAAGGCACGAAACTAACCAAGTCCGGCAAGAATAAGTTTGCTGGCTATGAATACTTTGAACTGGCTGACTTTTTGCCAACCATTCAAAAGATCTGCAATGACGTTGGTCTGTGCGGTGTCGTGTCTTTTAATAAGGATATGGCTTATCTACAAATCAATGACACGGAAGACGGCACATCCGTGATGTTTACAGCGCCCATGTCATCAGCTGCATTAAAGGGTTGCCATGACGTCCAAAACCTTGGGGCGGTCATCTCCTACTTGCGTCGCTATCTATGGGTTAACGCCTTTGAGATCGTGGAACATGACGCCTTGGACGCTACTACGGGCAAAGAGGAACCAGCCAAGAAACCATTGGCAATTGAGGTAAAGAATACCAAGACCAAAACAACACAGGGTTGGGAAATGATTGTTCCTGACAATGAAGACACGCAAGCCTGGTTGGATTCGGTCAAGACATGCTCGGATATGCTTTTACAACTTGCTGAAAAGGCAGATGATGTAAGCGCAATCTTTAAGGTCAATCGTACCGTCTTTGAAAAAGTTAAGTCATTGGACAAAATGTTTTATGAGAACATGATGGCCAATTTTTCCAAAACCAAAAATGAATTTTTAGATAAGGAGTAATCATGGAATATCCAAATACTGGGGCGCTGATGCCGTCTACCGTCCGCAAATCTGATAAGTCACCAGACTTTTGGGGCGAGATCAAATTGGATCGGTCGTATGTCAAGAACCTTTTGGATACGATTGACGGAGATGTGATTCCCGTCAAACTATCGGCTTGGAAACGAGAGTCTAAGGCTGGCAATCGATTCTTATCGTTGGCTGTAGATACCTTCAAAAAGGACGCAGCTCCTAAAAAACAAGATAAAGAAGAGTGGGATATATGAAAAAGATTGATTGGGAAAAGTTAGCCAAGCAACTTCAAGAGGCACTGGCTAAAGAAATGAAAGAAGTTGAGCGTCTTGAGGGCGAGATTGAAAGGTTAAATAATCAACTTGAAGATTTGTCTGACAGCGGTTTTAACTCTATCAGAGACAGAATGGGAAAAGATGCAGTGATCCGTTACCTAGAAGATCGTTTATATGAAGAGATGAAGAAGAACGAACAGCGTGACGAGGAGATCCCGTTCTAATGCAGACTAGTCAATTTGAGGGTAAGAAGGTCGCTCTTAAGCAAACCAAAGACGGCCATGTTCTTACGCTTGCAATCCATCCCGATGAGATTCCAGAGGAGATCTTGCGGGATTTTGTGGGCGCTAGATACATGGTTGTCATGGTACGGATTGGCGAGAATGAGGAGCCGATGGAGCGTCAGCCGGTTAATAAGCATATCTCTATTGCTGGCATGCTGTGCCGGGATCCTCAGTTTTGGGAGTTTTTATTTGAACAGGGACTATTGCTAGAAACCAGCGAGAAAGAAACAACGGAATGGCTTAAATCCTACCTCAATATTCAATCTCGTAGCGAGTTAAAAGATAACGAAGAAGCACAGATAGCATTAAATAAAATACTAAGGGAGTTTAAAGAATGGAAAAACTAATTCCATACAGTTTGTATCTACCGCAGGAGCATATCAATAAATTAAAGAAGAAAGCCAAAGACCGCAAGGCGTCTGCATTTATTCGGGATGCGCTGATTATGGCTTTGGAAGGCGGTGATAAATTTACCAGTGGCTACAACAAAGGTCTGCGTGAGGCATGCAAGATTGTGCGCACATCCAAAGAGGCATCCATGATTAGCGTCAATGGTAAGTCTATAGCTGATTCATTAACGGAGCAGATTGAACAACTGGAGACATAACATGGAACGAGCCAGCATTGAAGAATTAGATAATTTGTCAGTAGATATATACGGTGTTCTAAAAAAACACAATATTAATTACTACGAGACATTTCTAATTTTGATTGCGACGAGCGCCTCTATTGGTAATGATGCCCATATGTCGGAAGAAGACATGGTACATTTTTTAAAAACTGCAATTACAGAAGATAAAAAATTACAAAATATGGAACTGCAATGACCAAAGACGACAAGGAATATACCCGTATTTTATTTGCTGGCTTTGCTTTGACGGGCGCCATTATGAGCCGAGAAAGCTGGACGCCTAAAGCCATCTGGGGCATAGCAGATGACATGTTAGAAGCAATGGAGAAAGAAGATGAAAAAACTGTTGATGGCGGCATTGTTAGTATTGTCCCTAAACGCAAGCGCCGAAGTAATCGCTGAGATGCCAAATCAGGGCGGTGGCAAGATCGTCCTAACTGCGGTGAATTGCCCTAACTCTAATCTGATGGTTGCATATAGCTACCTAAAAAGCGGGCATACCTATATGGGTTGCTGGACTATTAGTGGCGACCGCGTAATGATTGATTGGAGCGGAGACATTAGATCTTACCCTGCTAATGCCTTTACAACTACACCCAAGGGTAAAACTTATTAAGGAGAATCAAATGAAGAAAATTATTGCAGCTGTATTGCTTTTTGGGTCGGTATACGCTTATGCTTGTACTACACAGACCATTATCGTAGGCGGGCGGGTTATGACCTGTACTACTTGCGGAACCGTAACCAACTGTTTTTAGAGGAAACCCTGCCATGATTGATGACATATTAAAAGAAATTGAAGACGCAATTATGGCGTTAAAATTGGCAGGAGCAGACGTACCAAGCTATACGATTCTAGACGACGGGGTGGTTAAATTTGAATATCGACAAGAAGAAAGCAATCCTAGCCTTTCTGGGTCAGAACCCAGGCTCTAGTGTCCTAAAAATTCATGCGTCCGTAGGCATTCCTGAATGGACGCTACGGAAGTTGGTTACTCAATTGGTAGAAGATAAGATGGTCGTCAAGGTTAAGTATGGTTGGAAGTTAGCTGAGGGTGCGGACATCTTGGATGGCAACCTAGAACGCAAGGATCAGATTACTGAGCAGTGCATTAGGAACATGATTCGTGTATCGCAATAAGAGGTTATTAGAAGTTGTACGAGAACTCCCTTGTCAACTGTGTGGGAAATCCGATGGCACAGTGGTTGCTGCGCACAGTAATCAGCTTAGAGATGGTAAAGGTCGCGGAATTAAATGCAGCGATGCCCTTATTGCGGCCCTGTGTTATCGGTGCCATGCGGAGATCGATCAAGGTAGTAAACTCTCGAAAGAGTCAAGGGTCGAGATGTGGGAGTCCGCTCACAAAGCCACCATTAAGGAACTTTTTGAACGGGGATATCTTACCGTTAACAGGTTCCCGAAGTTAGAAAATGATTGATTTACATTTAGGCGATTGTTTAGAGGTAATGAAAACATTGCCTAGTGGCTGTATTGACCTAACAGTTACAAGTCCCCCTTACGATAATTTGCGGACTTATAACGGATATACATTTGACTTTGAGAATATAGCCAAACAGCTGTACCGAGTTACGAAATATGGCGGTGTAGTTGTATGGGTTGTAGGCGATGCCACAATTAATGGTTCTGAGACTGGCACATCATTCAAGCAAGCGCTGTATTTCAAAGAAATAGGTTTTAATTTGCACGACACAATGATTTGGAATAAAGGCACATTTACTGCGGTTGGTGCATTGACAAGCAGATATGCGCCTGTGTTTGAATATATGTTCGTGTTATCAAAAGGTCAGCCAAAAACATTTAACCCTATAAAAGATAGACAAAATAAATGTTTTGGTCAAAAAAAGACAGGAACATTTAGGCAAAAAGATGGCTCTATGAAACCTTTAAGTAATATTGGAAAGCCAGTAGCTGAATATGGTCAAAGATTTAATATATGGGATGTTATTGCTGAAAAAAGCAAATTAAACAGATTACATCCAGCTATGTTTCCAGAACAATTAGCGCATGACCATATTATTTCTTGGTCAAATGAAAACGACACAGTTTTAGACTGTTTTATGGGTAGCGGAACCACTGGCAAAATAGCCAAACAATTAAACAGAAACTTTATTGGCATTGAAATAAGTAGCCAATATCTAGAAATAGCAAAACAAAGAATTGAGAGGCGCTGTGGACTAATCTAGCTTACTTAGTACGTGAAGGTGTTCTGATTGTTTCCAGCTCACCTCTCAGGATTAGTGTACTACTCTAAACCCTGATGTTGTACGAGTGATGCAAAATTAAATCCTTGACTTTTTTTGGTAGTCTGGTGTAGTCGTTATCAAAGTCAGTCGGCATCTTAGTCCATACTTCAGGTAGGCTAAATGGCGCCCTGCCAGGCTGATACCACTTACGGACATGTTGCATTGCAAGGTAAAAATAGACGTAGGCATTTGCCTTTTGGATGTATTCCTTGAGATTGATGGGTAGGTAGAATTGGTCAATCTTCTTAGCTGCACGGCGCTCACAATCCAGCTCAAGAGCCATCGCACCCCGCAATACTTCCCGTAGCTTACGCTCCCCTAGTTCCCGCTTATGATCTAGCCATTCGTGCATGAGCGTCAATGGGTCATGCTCTTCGCCACGGATATTAATCGTATCGTTCCATATCTTGATCTGCTCGGTGTATTGGTCGCGGTGGCAAGTTTCATGCACCATAATAGGAACCCAGTCTGGGGATAGCCCAGCCACGAATAGACGGTCTGTATGGCTACAAAAGAAACCGGATACCCTAACGTTATCCATTAGGACTTGGCGCTTTTTAAGGATGTTTACGCGAATGTCATGGGCATTACTGGACATGATCTCAAACTCTACCCACGCACGGACATCTGGAGGCAGACTCTTTAGGTCTACCTCAATCTTATTCTTTACTTCGTCCAGCTGACCCATTCTGTACGCCCCACTATCTTTTTACGCTCAACGTTGACAGGGGCGCTAAAGGTGATCCCATGCTGGGGATGGGTAATCCACAAGGCTTGCCTTGGCGGTTCATACGGAAAATTGTTTTGATTTGCGTATTCATCGTAGCCCTTGAGAGATCCATTGACAATCAGGCGCTGGAGCTGGATCAGCTGATGCCAATGCCCTAAAAGCATTGTATCGTAGTCTTGGTCTATCTGAGCGTTCCTAGAGCGTTTACGGTGGTCTCCACGGATAATTGGGCCTAGGGCGCCGATCATGCCGTCACCGCCTCTAAACTGGTCTCCGTGGGTCAGAAGGTATCTATGCCCGTAGATGGAGTAATAGGCGTCTGGGCCATCAGGAATCAGGAATTTGACGCGCTCATCACCCTCAAACCGCTTGGCTAGGAAGCTATAGATTAGCCAGTCAAACGAGGTAAAAGCACGTCCTTTTGCCCGTATCTTATGGGTATTACGCCCATGGTTGCCGGTTACGCAGGGAACAAAGACGCGCCCAAAAGCGTCGGCTAGGGTAGCGATGCACCAAGTTAGGACGCCAAATAGGTCTAGGACGGTCGGCATAATTTCCACTTCGTTAGTGGCTACCAACTCCTCATGGATGTCACCTGAGACCATATCCCCGCCTAGGGCAAAGACGATGCCTGGATAATCAGGGTTCTTCAGATGGTTATTTAAAAGGTCTATAGCGGTCTCTATGAGCGCTTTGGCGCGATTTTGAGATATGGTAATGTTGTACTGGTTAACTCCGCCAATCTGCTTAGGATCAACGATTTCAGCCCAATGCCAGTCGGATGCGAATAGGGTGGGTACTCCAGTGACTTCTTCCTTGGGCGGGCGTAGCACCCAGTCTGGGATGTCTATGTTCTCATCCCGTAGTTCAATAATCTTTTTCTTAATGTATTCGTTGGTGAGCTGCTCTTTGGCTTGAGCGTCCGCGGCAGTCTCTAGGGCGCGGATCTTGGCTTTGGCTTCGGCTAACTGTCCGAGCACATCCGTATCATCTGGCTTTTCAAATGGTTTAACGGTTGGCTTGATGCCTTTTTCTACCGCCGCATAATACCGATGGTCAAACGTACTTGTGTTTAGATTTAATAACTTTGCTGCTGCTACTTTAGTGCCAGTCTTATGATACGCATCAACTGCCTGTTGCATTTGTTCATGCGTTAACTTTGGCTGTGCCATGACCTCTCCTATGGTTTCATTGATTTCCTTGCTTGTTCTACATTCTCAGCAATCTTTGACATTAAGATACGCAAGCGGTTCATTTCTGCTCGTTTATCTTCAGTGTCAATATCCTTGCTTTGTTCAATAATTCTCATTTGTTTCCGAATTTCAGCAAGTTGCTTCGTGGTCTTATCATACAACTTTGCAAGTGCTATGTCATCCCCTTGTTCTGTAAGGATTTTCCCTACCTTTTCAGAATCGCCTAGTTCAGCGTAGTGACGCATATCGGCTAATGCAGACTGTACGCGAGCGTTGGTTTCATAAAACTGCGTCATAAACTTAGAGGCAGTCTCAGGTTCAGTCTTGATGAAACCCATAGCCAGCGTATCAATCACGGGCTTGCGTACTTTTGTTCCCTCGGTAAATGGCTCAACCGCTAAGTCTGCGGTCGCTACAGCGGTAGATCCTGCCCAGCCAAGATATGCCTTAATTGCATAGTCAACCTGTATAGGGGAAAACCCTTGGGCATCAGGATTAAAAGTGAGGACTTTGTGCATACCAGCAGAGATGCCACCTAAAGCCTTAGCAACGCCACTAGTGCGGTCTGTAACGCGTTCTTGGGCGGATAGACGTTCCATACCAGCCGACTCAATGGGAGCGCCTGTAAAGCTGTCCTTATTGGCGTATAGGTCAATCATCGGTTTAATCATCTGCGGGATGGGATTCAAGGAGAATGTATCCATTAGCATGCTATTTAACCGTTTAAAAAAAACTTTGCCTTCTACGCCATCGTCGCTAATCTGCTCATAGGTACGCTCTGCTAGTGTGCCAAGGGCGCCGATCTCAAACGGTTTTGGAATACGGTAAGCAACATCGCCAATCTTGAACCACCAAAAATTATCCCGATCCCAGTCTTCGCGACGCTGGAAGTCTTCGTCATCCTTGTACATGCCGTAAAGAAGCATGGATGCCAGCATGACCGCCCCAGATATAGCCATAAAGCGCTGACCTTTAATCTTGTCGGATGCTTCTACGGGTTTGCCTGTAACGGTGTTGTAGATTAAACGGGATGTCGGAGTAATACCGTCACGACCGAGTTTGTATAAACCCTGTAAGCGGGCGTTAAAGAATGGCACAACCGTACTAATAACCTTAACGGCACGGAACTGACCTTGCATAGAGAAGTCCATCAGATCTCTTGCTTGGAATGCCGCCTCAAGGTGAGTCTTGCCTTCCTTAATTAGTTTGTCGTATAAAGCCAAACGGTTAGCGTTTTCAAAGCGATTGCCTTGTTGGTTATACCAATCTAAGGCAGCTTGTAGTTTGTCTTTAATCTTGCCTGGAGTATCTAGGATTGTGCCGTAGTCAACGCCCTTATTTACAAGACGCTTGATTAACTTTGCCTGATTGCCTTCATGTGCTACGCCCATCTCAAAGATACCGCCGGACGCCAAAGCTGCCATGTAAGTAGGATTGCCTTTGTCTGACATCTTCAAACCGTTGTATACGTTCTGATACAGATTCTTAGACAAAGGAGAAACGGCAGCGGACGAGATAGAATCGCGGATTAAGTTGCGTACCTTATAGGCTGGCGATAATGTGACACCGTAGCGTAGTGCATTAGTAAAGTCTTTGGCTACATCTAAGAACATAGACTTCGGCCCAAGATAACTAATCGTGGAAATAGCATCTACTAAGCCAGCATCTTCAATCTCAATACGCACTGGTTGACCATCACGCATAACCTTGACTGAATTAGGCGGATACTTTCCATCTATTGGTTTAGCAATCCTAGCAACGCCCATGGCTTCGGCAGCTTCCAAAGTCTTATTAGCAGCTTGATTCTTCATAGCAGCAGAAAGAATATGCGACCAGTTCATCAAGACGTTTTCCATTAGGTCATTGACCTTCTTCTCACCACCTTTAAGCGCCTTACTGAACTCTTGACCAGTTAACTTAGACGCCGCGCTAATAGACTGTACATCGCCGTCTTCCATCATTTTGTAGAACGGAATGTAGTAAATGTCATTAGCAAATCTGTCGTAGCCCGCTTTATCAATAATTCCAGCGTCTAAGGCAACCTTAAGAACGGAACGATTTAACGCTTGTTCTTCTTTTAACGCCTTTTCATAGATATCTCTACGAGACTTACCGTTGAGTTGTCCCTTAGAAAGTTGGTCGCGCCCAGCCAATAACTCAGGATCAAATGAGCGCTTGTCCTTTGGTAGGTTGGCATCTCGATTGAGCGCCTTCCACATTTGGTATTGATCTACCTCAGTGCCAAGTGGCTCTAGGATCTTTAGAAGACCTTTGGTTCCTGGGCGAATGTTAAGTGCGCCACCGTCATTAAATACTTCGCCATGCTCCAATAGACCCTGTAATCCACCGTCAATTGACTTAGACATACGAGCCATCATGTAGGCTTCGTCACTGTATTTCTTAATGGTTCGGAACTCATCAAATAGTCCAATAACCATACGCTCAAAGAAATTCTTTTTTAATCCTTCAAAGCGCTGTGTGACGGTAGCTTTCTCAGCAGTAAATTGCTTGAGTA